GCGAGGCATATCCTTTGAGTGCACAGCAGTCTGAGCCTAAGCACTACGCCATCTTTGGCCCGCAGTCAGCTAACGTCAATGAACTGTCGTTCATCCTTGGCCCTACGCCTAATGCCAACTACTACGCTGAACTGCATTATTACTATTACCCAGAATCTATCGTTACCGCTACAAATACATGGCTGGGCGATAACTTTGACTCTGCATTGCTGTATGGCACTCTGGCAGAGGCAGGAACATACATGAAGAGTGCACCGGAAGACGGCATGTACAAGGTGTACCAAGAACGGTACGTTCAGGCTATTGCACTCCTCAAGAACTTGGGTGACGGCAAGCAACGTGCTGACGCTTATCGTGATGGTCAGATTAGGGTTCCTGTAGCATGAGCATCCTCCAAACCCAGACGACTAGCTTTAAGACAGAGCTTTATACAGCCGTCCACAACCTATCCACGGATACGCTAAAGATTGCCCTGTACACGGCCAGTGCTGATTTAAACGAGGCAACCACCGTTTACACGACCACAGGCGAGGTTACGGGAACTGGCTACGTTGCAGGCGGCGTGGCCTTGACTGGCGTAACCATTAGCTCCTCTGGGTATACAGCTTTTGTAGACTTTGCCGATGTAGTGTTTAACGCATCTGTGACGGCACGTTGTGCTTTGATCTACAACGTTACTCAGGGTAATAAATCCATTGCTGTGTTGGACTTTGGGTCTGACAAAACATCTACCAATTTCACCATCACAATGCCTGCTAACACAGCCACGGCAGCATTGATCCGTTCTTCTAATTAAGGAGTCTCACATGAGCTTGGACAAAATCACCGCTACCGACCAAGTAGCAGCAATTACAAAATACAACACCATGCCTTCTGATGAGATGGCTATCCACGGTACATACCACGCAATTTGCTACAGCATTGATGGCTTTATTAAGTGGGATGAACCTATACAAAACTTGGTAACGACTGTTGGTAAGAACTTGACCTTGGATACTATCCTTGGCAACTCAGCCGCTGGCGCAGTTGTAATGGGCTTGAAGGGTGCTGGTACAGCCGTAGCCGCTGACACGCAAGCCTCTCATGCAAGCTGGTTAGAAGTGGGTGGCACTAACGCCCCTGCTTATTCTGGCAATCGTCCTACGCCTTCATTTGCTTCTGCCGCCGCTTCTAGCAAAGCTACGTCTTCTGCCGTGTCATTCTCTATGACCAGTACAGGTACTGTGGCGGGTTGCTTTATTAACATTGGCGGTAGCGCAACTAAAGATTCAACCACTGGCACATTGTTCTCTGCGGGTGATTTCTCTAGTTCTAAGGCTGTTGTTAACGGTGACACGATTGCGGTAACGTACACATTAACATTGACTTGATATGGCGTTAGCTTGGGGTGACGGCGCATGGGGTGATAACGCATGGGGCGGGGGAGAGACTTTCCCTGTTAGCGTTACTGAAACTACCGCATTAGCCGAGTCCCAAGCTGTTGGGTTTTTAATTGATGTAAGTATTACCGAGTCATTGACCGGTGGTACGTCTTGGGGTCAAGACGCTTGGGGTGCTGATTCGTGGGGTGGTACGGCGGGCATTCAGGATATTCAGACTGTAGTTCTGACGATGAATGTGGCAGTATCTGAAACCGCAGCCATTGCTGAAGACCAATCTGTTGTTGCTAACTTTGCAGGGTCTGTAACGGAAACTGTGGCTATTGCTGAAGATAACGCAGCAATAACTAGCTACAACGTCAGTGTGTCAGATAGCCAAACCATTACAGATGATGAGGCCGCGCAGACAAGTTACAACGAGAGTGTATCGGATTCAGTTGGGATTGTGAGTGTAGAGGAAGCGGTTGCTACATTCTTAGGTGATATATCGGAGTCGATTGCAATAGCGGAAGCACAGGTGGCTGTGCTGATTATGACCATCGTAGAGTCGATGGCTATTGAAGAAGGAACAACTGTAGGAACGTATTACACAGAGTTTTTAGACGAATCTGTTGCAATCACGGATACAAACAATGGTGGTGCAAACTACCAAGTAAGCCAATCGGAAACGATGGCTATAACAGAAACAAATGGTGGACGATTCTTGTGGGAAATTATTGATGACACACAAGGCGTTACATGGCAAAATATCAGCAATCCGCAAACGCCGGGCTGGGGTGCTGTTGATACAACGGAATCGCCCGGTTGGACAGTAATTTCTACTCAGTAGGAGAATTAAATGGCAAATACATCGCTAATTGGACTAACCCTCCCAGTACAAGGAACTCTATCCGGTAGCTGGGGTAATACGGTTAACAATGCGATCTCCCAGATTGTGGACGTTGCCGTTGCTGGCACACAGACAATTACGGTTGATACAGACATTAACTTGGCGGTTACAGTAGGTAGTGATGCAAGTACGGGTCTAACAGCCAATAGCTCTCAGTATGCGGTTCTCCTGTGTACAGGCGCACGTACAGCACTGCGCTTCATTAACACTCCCAAGCAGTCTAAAACCTACGTTGTCATCAATGACACAACAGGCGGCTTTGCGGTAACGGTGCGTGGTGGCCCTTCATCTCCCACAACGGGTGTAACGGTAGCGGCTGGTACACGGGCAATTATTGCTTGGAACGGTACAGACTTTGTTAATGTGGGCGGTGGCTCTGCGGCTGGCTCTACAACGCAGGTTCAATTCAATAGCTCTGGTGCATTTGGCGCTTCTGCTAACCTGACCTTTGACGGTACAACGCTGACGGCCAATGACATCATTGACTCTTCATTGACTGCCAGCAAGCCTGTATTTACAAACGGCAGTAAAAACTTGGTGTCCACCGGAACGCTTGGTGTTGACCAAGGCGGTACAGGCCTAACCACTCTGACTGCCAACAACGTAATTTTGGGTAACGGAACATCCACACCCACTTTTGTTGCACCTAGTACAAACGGTAATGTTCTAGTGTCTAACGGTACTACATGGACATCAGCCGCACCCGCAGCTTCTGGCGTAACTCAAGCCAAAGCCACCATGATTAACTTCATCTTCAGTATCTAAGGAACCAACATGGCAAATCCTAATCTCTTAGCCGCGACCACAGCGTCAGGCACAACTACATATCTCACACCTAGCGCAACAACCGCAGTGGTTTTGGTTCCTAATGCTGCTTCTAGCGGTCAGGTCTTCAAGATCAACCAGATCGTTGCAGCTAACGTAAATGGTTCTGCGGCAGTTGATACAACTGTGGCTATCTACACCAATGGTGCTGTAGCTCAAGGTTCTGCTCCATCTAGCGGCACGGCCTACCCGATTGCTTCTACGGTGTCTGTTCCTCCTGATGCTTCTTTAATTGTTGTTGATAAAACGTCATCCATCTATTTGATGGAAGGCTCGTCAATTATTGTTACATCTGGTACAGCCAGCGGCATCACTTACACAATCAGCTACGAAGTCATTTCTTGATCGGAGGCAATCATGTCTCTTAGTAAAGTTGGCGGGATTCTTTCAGCCGGTTTAAACGGCATTAACTACCCTGTACAGACGGTGGAATACCTTGTCGTGGCTGGCGGGGGTGGTGGTGGCTCAGATGGTGGTGCTGGCGGTGGCGCAGGTGGATTGCTCACTGCCACTGGACTAGCAGTAACTATTGGCTCAAGCATTACCGTTACTGTGGGTGCTGGCGGTGCTGGAGGTACGGGTGCAGATACGGGTGTTATTGGTTCTAATTCTGTATTTGGTTCTATTACATCAACTGGTGGCGGCAGAGGTGGTAATTTCTTTTACGCGGGTGGCAATGGTGGCTCTGGTGGCGGAGGAAATGCGTCTACTGTCGGAACTGGAACATCAGGGCAAGGTAATGCAGGCGGTTTAGGAAATACAGATGGCGCTACTTATTCTCTTGGTGGAGGCGGTGGTGGCTCTGGTTCTGCTGGTGTTTCGGCTGTATCTAACTGTGCCGGTGCTGGTGGAGCAGGGACAGCATCTTCAATCTCTGGCGCACAAATTCAGTATGCTGGCGGAGGCGGGGGTGGCGGAGACTCACGAGGCTCTAGGCCATCTGGATTGGGCACGGCTGGTGGAGGTAATGGTTCAACTCCAACACCGGGAACTACTGGATTAGCCAATACAGGGGGTGGAGGCGGTGGCGGTGGGTATAACGGTGCAATCTCAAGCGGCTCTGGCGGAGGCGCTGGCGGCTCTGGCATTGTCATCATCCGCTACCCATCTTACTTAGCCCCTGCCACATCAACAACAGGTTCTCCTGAAATGGTTGTATCTGGCGGTTGGCGCGTGTACACATTTGTTGCATCTGGAACAATTACATTCTGAGGATATATGGCACAAGGTCTTTTTACCCTCAAGCAAGTTAACCAAGCCATTCGTCAAGGCGCATGGTCAGCATTTAATCCACCTCAATTTGTAGAGTACCTTTGCGTTGCTGGTGGCGGCGGAGGGGGAGGCGTTAGTGGCGATGCTTCTGGTGGCGGCGGCGCTGGTGGTTTATTGACGGGTATTTTTCCTGTTACGGCTGGCTCTTCTTATACGGTTACTGTTGGTAGCGGTGGGGCTGGTGGTGCAAGTGGCGCAGCAAACGATGGCGCTAATGGCGTAGCTTCTGTTTTTGCTAGTATTTCATCTACAGGCGGCGGTGGCGGTGCTGGAGGCTCTGGCGGTGGAGGAACATCCCGCAATGGTCTGGCTGGTGGATCAGGAGGCGGAGCATCCAACTCACCCAAAATCGGTGGTGCTGGAGTTTCAGGCCAAGGCAATGCTGGCGGAGTCCTTTACGGTGGCGGTGGTGGCGCTGGAACTATAGCAGTTCCTTCTAAGGGCAGTGGCGGTGCAGGCATTGCTTCATCTATTTATGGAACTGTTACCACTTACGCTGGCGGTGGAGCGGGCGGTACTAATGCTGGTATAGGCGGTGTTGGAGGTGGCGGCAGAACAGTAACTGCTTTAGATGCTAATAATAATACTGCCGGAGCAGCTAACACAGGCGGCGGAGGCGGCGGGCAATGGAATGCTTCTAGTGGCGCTGGCGCGGCTGGCGGTTCAGGCATCGTAGTAGTCAGATACCCCGGCTCTGTGCAGTTTTACACTGGTGGAGATGTTAGTAGTTTTAATGGCTATATGATTCACACTTTTACATCATCTGGCACTTTAGCCCCAACTACACCTACTACTTTCACGTCTGTGTCAGTAAATTATCTTGTTGTCGCTGGTGGTGGCGGTGGCGGTTATGACTATCGAGGAAATCGCGGTGCTGGCGGTGGTGGTGCTGGTGGTTATCGCACGGCATCAGGATTTGCTGTTTCTTCTGGTTCTGCAATTACTGTAACTGTTGGTGGCGGTGGCGCAGGGGGTTCTGGAAGCACATCTGGCACTGTTCCCGGAACAAATGGGTCTGATTCTGTATTTTCAAGTATTACATCCACTGGCGGTGGCGGTGGCACAGGCACAGATAGTGGCGGTGATCCAAGGCCCGCCCCTGCAAATACTGGCGGCTCTGGAGCGGGTGGCGGACACAACTCCCAAGCGGGAGGCATTGGAAATACGCCCTCTACTTCTCCAAGTCAAGGAAATAATGGTGGCGCTGGTGGTTCTGGTGGAGGCGCTGGTGGCGGCGGTGGTGGTGCTGGGGCCGTTGGTGTCAGTGCCTCTGGTTCTGTTGGCGGAAACGGTGGATCAGGTTCTGCTTCAGGTGTTTCTGGCACATCTGTAACTTACGCTGGCGGCGGCGGTGGTGGTCGTGGTGGTTCTGGTGGCGCTGGCGGCGGTGGTGCTGGAGGTAATAGCGGTGTTAATGGAGTAAACGGAACTGCAAACAGTGGTGGAGGCGGTGGTGGCGGAACATCACCCGGAAATTCAACCGCTAATGTTGGCGGCACTGGTGGTTCTGGTGTAGTTATTATTTCCGCCTCTAGAGCGGCGGCTTCAACCACAGGCTCTCCAACAGTCGCTACTGTCGGTTCTAATACCGTTTACACATTTAATTCCTCTGGAACAATCACCTTCTAAGGACAAAGCATGAGTCAAACTTTATTAGGTGGATTCCTTTCCGCAACCTTTAACCCACTGTCTGGTACAGCTACCGAAGTTGAATATCTAGTGGTCGCTGGTGGGGGTGGTGCAGGTGAAAATCAAGGCGGTGGCGGCGGTGCTGGCGGTTTTTTGACTGCGGCTGGCTTTGCTGTAGCTGCTGGGTCTTCTTTAACCGTGACTGTAGGCGCTGGAGGCGCTAGAGCGCTTTCTACTTTAAGAGGCTCTGCCGGTCAAAACTCTGTATTTAGTTCAATTACTGCTACAGGTGGTGGCGGTGGTGGATCAAGGGGCGGCACACAATACACAGGTGGTACTGGCGGTTCTGGTGGTGGTAATGCGGCTGACCAAGGCGCACCGGGCGGTTCTGGAACAGGTGGTCAAGGCTTTGCTGGTGGAGGTGGTTCAGATTCCGGTGGTGGCGGTGGTGGTGGTAGTGGATCTGTAGGAATTCTTTCTGTTACTGTTGTTGGTAGAGGCAGTGGTGGAGCTGGTACTTGCTCAAGCATTACGGGCGCAAGAGTTTTTTATGCTGGTGGCGGCGGTGGTGGTAATAATGGTCTTGGAGTTGCTGGTGGTGGAAATGGAGCCAGTAGTGGTATCCCCCCAACAGCGGCTACTGCAAACACAGGAAGTGGTGGTGGCGGCGGCTTGAACGGAGGTGCGGCAGGTTATGACGGTACACCGGGCGCATCTGGCATTGTCATCATTCGTTACCCTCAATCTTTATTACCGCCCACTTCCACAACAGGAAGCCCTCAGATAAACTACTCTGATGGGTATCAGATTTATACTTTCACATCTTCTGGCACTATTACTTTTTAAGGAGCAAAAATGGCACATTTCGCTAAAGTAGAAAACGGTGTAGTGACGCAAGTCATTGTCATCGAGCAGGACGTTTTAAACCTTGGTCACTGGGGCGACCCAGCATCTTGGGTTCAAACAAGTTACAACACTTCTGGTGGAGTTCACTCGCAAGGTGGTACGCCGCTGCGTAAGAATTTTGCTGGTATTGGATACACATACGATGCAGGCCGTGATGCGTTTATCCCTCCCAAACCATTTGCGTCTTGGCTGCTGAATGAAAGCACTTGTCAGTGGGGCGCACCAACACCTATGCCTGTAGAAGAAGGCAAACGCTTTACATGGGACGAACCCACAACATCTTGGGTTGAAGTAGTTACTGCCTAATAGGAATAATCATGGCTCAATACAGTGGAATGTGGACGCTAAGTCAGGTCAGTCAAGCCGTAAAAGACTTGAATTGGACGGGTCTGCCCCCCGCTGTTATTGAGTATTTGGTTGTTGCTGGAGGCGGTGGCGGTGGAGGCCCCGGTGGTGGGGCTGGTGGATTACTTGCTGGATATGCAGGGATAACATTAGGCTCCTCTTACACGGTTACTGTGGGCGCGGGTGGTAGCGCTACTACTGGTTCAAATTCTGTATTTGGAAACATAACTGCAAGCGGTGGTGGAGCTAATGTTGGTTCTGGTGGCTCTGGATCTGGTGCAGAAAGAGCTACACCGACTGTTGTTGGTTCTGGAATATCAGGTCAAGGAAATGCTGGTAGTCAAGGAAATTCTGGTAACAACGCTTCAGGCGGTGGCGGCGGTGCAGGTACTGTAGGAATAAATGCGGGAACTCTTGGCGGCGGAGGCGGTGCTGGTATTGCATCTTCTATTTCTGGAAGTGTTGTTACATACGCAGGTGGCGGTGGCGGTGGCGGAATAAGCGGCGGCGGAACAGGCGGAGTTGGTGGCGGCGGTGCTGGTGCGAGTACTACTGGAACTGCTGGAACGGCAAACACGGGCGGTGGTGGAGGTGGTATTTATAATACTGGCCCCGGCGCAGGCGGTTCTGGAATTGTCATTGTCCGTTACCCCGGCTCAATTCAATATTTCACTGGTGGCACAGTAGTTGCCGCTGGTGGTTATGTTGTGCATTCTTTTACTTCTAGCGGAACATTAGCACCCACAACTCCAACGCAACTTCAGTATGCTTCCATTTTGGTTGTAGCTGGCGGCGGTGGCGGTGGATCAGCCAATGATGCAAATGCTGGCGGTGGCGGTGCTGGTGGTTTGTTATACACCCCCGGTATTGCAATCAGCACATCTACAACCTATACGATAACCATAGGCTCTGGCGGTTCAGGCGGGACAACTTCTGATGGCGGTGCGGGAAGTAATTCTGTGTTTTCCGGCGGAGCTATTACTGCAACTGCCAATGGTGGCGGGTTAGGCGCAGGCGGTAATAGTGGGTCGGCAGGGGGTAACGGCGGCTCTGGCGGTGGTGGCTCTGGTTATGCATTAACAACAGGTAACGGCTCTGCAACACAGTCCAACTCAGGCGGTTTAACTGGGTATGGAAATGCTGGTGGTAAAAACGGTGGCGTATACCAGACCGGAGGTGGAGGCGGTGCGGGATCAGCAGGCGGCGCAAGGAGTGCTGGTTTTGGTGGTGGTGGTCGTTATTATTCGCAATTTATTGCTTATGGATCACCCGCTGGTTTCTTTGCTGGTGGCGGTGGTGGCGGTAATATGGGGGCGGGATCAGGCGGTGATGGTGGCGGCGGTAACGGCTCTATTGGCGAAAACGCTGGTTCTGCCGCAGTTGCAAACACAGGTGGTGGAGGCGGTGGAGCTTACGAAGCTAACGGCCCATCTTATAATGCCGGTGGCGCTGGTGGTTCTGGTATTGTGATTGTTCAGTCAACCATACCTGCCGCATCTACAACAGGTTCTCCAACAGTAACAACTTCTGGTGGCCTGTTTATGTATGCGTTCACCGCTTCTGGAAGCATTACCTTTTAATCATGTGGGACTGGGCTGAAGCATTCATTGCGGCGGCCTGTATAGTGGCCTTCGTCATCTATGGCACGTACATAATTGCATGGAGTATGGTGTGATAAATGCGTTGGCTCATACTGTTACTACTGTTGGGGCTAGTTGGAGCCGTAGCCAAGAATGGCTGCCATGTGCGCGAGTTTTGGTCAATTGCTTGGACAATCCACAATCCGTCAGAGCGCCATCAGCAGATGTCAATGTGGCTAACAAACAATGCACAGCACTGTCGATCTCAAGATTATGTGGTGATGTGGAACAATTTGTCAGAGTGGGCTGGCGCGGCAGATTCAGCAGAACTCAGAACTAAAGTCATTCATGGATACAAAGATGCACTTGAGCGAGAGAAGAAATGAAGATCAGCTACGACAAGTGGTATCCGGTGGTACAACCAAACCCGCCAATGCAGTCGGAGGTGTTTGCCAAGCGGGTGGAAAGGCTTGACGCTGAACGTGCTTTAAACACACAAATAGCGCAACAGGTAAAGAAGTTTCACCAGTACGAGTACGAGATTTATGAATACAGGATGCGACAGATAACGCTGAACATTAACATCACAAACCTTAAACGCGAGATTGACAAACTTGTATGACCAGAAAACCGATACCCAGACCGGTCAAGAAGACATCATCGGACACAAGGGACAAGCTGACGCTGTACGTCACGCTCATGGTAAGCACAACCCTATGTATCTCCGTGTTGGCTATGGTGGTCAGCTTTATGTTGGGTCTGTGGGCCAAGGAAGTGGACAACGCAGAAATTTTCAAGATGATTTCACCCGCTTTTTCTACTCTTATCGGCGGCATGATTGGGTTCCTGTCTGGTATCAAACTCATGCAAAATGACGACAAATCAAAAACTTGTAAGGACTAATAATGCTTTCACTCATATCAACCCTTGGCGGTCTGCTCATATCAGGCTTACCCAAGCTACTCGATTTCTTCCAAAACAAGGCTGACCAGAAGCATGAGTTAGCCCTTGCCCGTGTACAGATGGAGTTACAGCTTCAGATGCTGGCTCAAGGCTATGCTGCCCAAGCTCAGATAGAAGAGATTCGCACAGACCAGATTGCTATGGAAACAGACGCGCAGATGACTGTGGCGGCCTATGACCATGACAAGAAGATCATGGAAGAAGCCAGCCGTTGGGTGGTCAACTTTGTAGGGACTGTGCGTCCGATGGTTACTTACATCTTTGTGTTGGAACTCTGCGCTATCAATGCTTGGATGGCTTACTACATTTACAGCCGCCCCGCTTTGGTTACAAGCATGGATGACTTGGTTCGTTTGACTGATATTTTGTTTAGCACAGATGAGATGGCAATGCTTGGAGGCATCATTGGTTTCTGGTTTGGCTCACGTAGCTGGAGCAAGAAATGAAACTGGGCAAAGCTGGCGCTGATTTGATGCACCAGTGGGAGGGGTATCGCACTAAACCGTACCTTTGCCCGGCCCATATCTGGACAATTGGTTATGGTCATGTGCTGTACCAAGACCAGATTAAACTACCCGTTGTGCGTGTAAACGATTACGCAGGGATGATCCGCAAAGAGATGCCATTAAAGCCGGAGGACAATCGTGTCTGGACTAAAGAAGAGATCGAGAAACTATTCACAGATGATGTCGTCCCTACTGAACGTGGTGTTCTACGACTTGCTCCCGCTTTATCTGGTCGTCAAGGCGCTTTTGACGCGTGTGTCAGCTTTGCCTTCAACGCCGGAGTGGGGGCTTTTCAGCGTTCTTCTATTCGGATGAAAATTAACCGTGGTGATTGGGAAGGCGCAGCCGATGCCCTCTTGCTGTATTGCATGGCTGGTGGCAAAATACTACTAGGGCTAAAAAAGCGCAGGGACGCTGAAAAAGCACTGTTTTTATCCTAGGACTACCGATGGCGCTTAAAAAACTTGCAATGAAGCCGGGGGTTAACCGGGAGAATACCCGTTATGCTAACGAGAATGGCTGGTATGAGTCCGATAAAGTGCGGTTCCGCCAAGGCACACCTGAAAAGATTGGTGGCTGGGCACGTATATCTGCGTCTACATTTCAAGGTTTGTGCCGTTCTTTGTGGAACTGGATCACGCTAGACAACTTAAACCTGATTGGTGTAGGCACTAACTTAAAGTTTTATCTTGAACTGGGTGGTGAGTACAACGATATTACGCCTATCCGCGCTTCAGCAATTTTAAGTAACCCGTTTGCCACAACTAATCTACTTACCCTAGTTACCGTTACAGACACAGCCCACGGTGCAATTACAGGTGATTTTGTAACGTTCAGCAACGTAGCTCCTGTAGGTGGCCTTGATTTAAACGGTGAGTATTCTATTACTTACGTTGACGCTAACACCTACACAATCGTATCTGCTACGGCTGCAACCTCAACTGTAGCGGCGGGTGGCGGTACAGATGTAAACGCTATCTACCAGATTAACGTGGGTGATCCATACGAAATTCCACTGGCAGGCTGGGGTGCTGGTACGTGGGGTGCAGGAGCTTGGGGATTTGGCGGTACGTCTACCTCTGCCCTGCGCCTATGGAGCCAGAACAACTTTGGTGAAGACTTGGTTTATGGTTTCCGTGGTGGCCCAATTTATTACTGGGATGCTGGCTATGGCGTATATCCGTCATTAGCTACGGTCACCATAGCTTCTCCTGCGGTAGTTACTGCCGCCTATAGTTTGCCTAACGGCTCTCCAGTCATCCTTACAAACAGTGGCTATCCGTCTGCATTGCCGACTGGCTTGTCCCCCGGAACGATTTACTACGTCATTAACTCTAGCGGCAATACCTTTAACCTAGCGGCCACTGTTGGCGGTGCGGCTATTACCACGACAGGAACCCAGTCTGGTGACCACTACATAATGCCGAATGGTGTAAACATCGTAAGTCTGTCTGGCGCATCCGACTGCCCAATCATTCAAAACTTTGTTTTTGTATCTGACATCAGCAGGTTTGTGTTTGCGTTTGGCTGTAATGACTATGGCTCTACAACGCAGAATCCTATGTTAATCCGCTGGTCGGATCAGGAGTCTGTGGTTAACTGGACACCATCTGCTACTAATCAAGCCGGTAGTGTTACGTTATCCCACGGCTCTAGTATTGTGACTGCCGTTCAGACTCGCCAAGAGATCTTAGTGTGGACTGACTCGGCTATCTATTCTTTACAGTACATTGGCCCGCCAGTGGTTTGGTCAAGTCAGTTGATGGGTGACAACATCTCCATCCTTGGTCAGAACGCAGCAACCCAAGCTTCTGGCGTGGTGTATTGGATGGGTGTAGATAAGTTCTATCTGTACGATGGACGCTTACAAACACTGCCATGCGACCTCCGTAGGTACGTATATCAAGACATTAACCTTCAGCAAAACCAACAAGTGTTTGCCGGTACAAACGAAGGTTTTAACGAAATCTGGTGGTTCTATTGCTCGGCTGGTAGCTTGATTGCCAATCGTTACATTGTGTACAACTACCTTGAAAAAATCTGGTACTACGGCACGATGGAGCGAACAGCTTGGCTTGATTCCGGTCTTAGGGATTTCCCTATTGCCGCTACGTACAACTACAACTTGGTTGATCAAGAGTTTGGCTTAGATAATAACGAGACAGGTACGCCTCTAGGTATTGAGGCTTACATATCTTCTTCTGAGTTTGACATTGATGACGGCGACAGATTTGGATTTGTATATCGTATGTTGCCTGACTTAACATTCTCTGGGTCAGATGCTTCTCCTACGCCGCAAGTTGTTTACACGCTATACCCGATGCAAAACTCAGGCTCTGGAACTGGCACGGCGGTAACGGGTAATGTAACTAAGCAGACTGGCGCTGAATACACAGTGACTGAAGGCTTTACAGGACAAATTAACACCCGTGTTCGTGGTCGCCAGCTTATCTTAAAGGTAAGTTCTACAAACCTTGGAACAACATGGCAGTTGGGTGCTACCCGTATTGACATTAGACCGGACGGCAGACGATGAGCTTTATTGTCACCACTGATTTTGAACTAAACAAGGTAGCCGCACCTAATTTGCCGTTGCCTCCGGGTGAGTATAACCGCGTGTATTTTGACCAGATGTTAAACATCTTGCGTCTGTACTTCAACAGGATTGATGCGTTAACTACGCAGTTGATGGCTTCTGGCGTAGTGCCGCCTTTGACTAATTACACAGTGGCTACATTACCTAGCGCGGTTACGTCAGGTAAAGGCGCAAGAGCTTTTGTAACAGATGCTTTAGGCCCAACATTTGGGGCAACCGTGGTGACTGGCGGGGCGGTAGCTGTGCCTGTATATTCAGACGGAACGAATTGGAAGGTCGGATAATGCCAAAGTTTTCAGACGCAGAAATACGTGCTTATGTAGAAGCAAACATAGACAACCCTGCGGCCATTGCAGAGGCTGCGGATACTTTTGGCGTTTCTATGGCCGATCTGTCTCGTGCCACAGGATTTTCTGCTGCTGATATTGGCGGGTATTTTAATAATGCTGGTGTAGAACCGCCTCCTGCAAAAGTTACCACTGTTGAAGACTTGTACCGAGAAGTTTTAGGCCGGGAGCCTGATCCAGAAGGCTTGGCATTTTGGTCGCAAGGATTTGGAGGTAGTGTCAATGCTGCGGAAAAAGCTAGTTTTTTACAGGCCGCAAGCTCTGAATTAGCCAACCGTCCCGTAGCAGAACAAAAAGAATTAGCCCCTAATTTTGACAATGTTGCGGCTGCACAAAAAGCTGCTGCTGACGCAAAGGCTGCGGCTGATGCACAAGCTGCTGAGACACGTGCAGCAGAGGCTAGGGCGGCTGAGGCTAGGGCAGCAGAGGCGCGGGCTGCTGAAGCCAGAGCCGCTGAAGCCAGAGCGGCGGATGAGAAGGCTGCGGCTGACAGAGCGGCAAAAGCTGAAGCAGACAGGATTGCGGCTGCTAAACCCGCTGCGGGCATTGCCTCTTTACCAGCGGCCACAACACCTAAAGTTTCTAATGCTGACATCTTGGGTTGGTTTAACGCTAATCCAGATGCTGATGCCGCCTTGATTAGTAAAACCATGCAAGAGGCTGGCGTTAGCAGAGATCAAATGTCTCAGGCTTTGGTTGGCAACAAAGAAGCTGCCCAGAAATATCTAGCTGCTCAGATTCTTTCGCAAGGTACAACTGAGCAATGGAAAGGTCAAGGCAAAGGTTCTGCTGAAAAAAACGCAGCCGACATGGCCAAGATCATGGCCGACACTGGCATTACAGACATTAAACAGTTTGGCCAAGTTCCGGTGTATGAGAGTGTAGTGGAAATGGGTAAAACGTATAACGGGCAATACGTTAGAAATTTTACCGATGAATATACTGGTCAAGTTACTCAAGTTATTAGCGTACCATCAGGGCAATATGACTCGGAAGGTAATGAATACTACAAATCCGTAGAAGTTCCTAAAGACGCAAAACTTGAAACGTTGTACGGCCAATTTGTTGGAGGGGATGATAGTTACGCGGCAGTTGACCCTTCTAAACTGAAAACAGTAGACGGTAAGCTAGTAGTTGACACAGGACAAACAACCTTTGGCAATAAAGCGACCGGTACAGCCGTCACAAACACTTATGGCGAACGCCAGACAGGTAATGCTTTTGGCGGCACATACGACGGCAAAGGTAATACCGGATACCGAGTGCAGTTTAACGCTGACGGCTCTCCAATTTTTTACACCACCGAGGCATCCAGTAGCAACATTGCTGACTTTGCGCCCATCTTAGCTATTGCTTCGTTTATTCCTGCTTTAGCCCCATTTGCCCAAGCCCTTAACGCTGCAATTGCTATTGATCGTGGAGACATCTTAGGTGGTATTGCTTCTTTGGCTGGCGTGGCTGGTTTATCTGAAGTGTCTACAGGCTTAAAAGTAGTCAACGCTATAGATAAAGGCGATGGCATGGGTATTGTTGGGGCTTTGTTGTCAGACCCCGGCCTTGGTAAGCTGGCGGCGACCACCATGATTGCCGACGGCATTTCATTTTCCGATGTGGGTAATACATTAAAGGTTATAGATAATATAGATAAAGGCAACTGGACTGGCGCTCTTACCACTGCGGCCAACTTATCCGGCAGTTCAGATGCTCAGACGGCGGCGGCTGGTTTAAACCTTATCAATGCTGTAAAAACTAACGACTTTACACAAATTGCCGGTGCAGTTAATGGTTTAAACAACACCTTAAATGCCACCAACAATGTGGTAACGCAATTAAAAGATGCTGGTTTGGTTGATAACTCAGTATCAAATACTTTATCTGATATTACAGACACTATTGCGTCTAACACTACAGGCACTTCAAACCTTGCCACTAAAGATGTTACATCTTCAATTACTGACGACACTAGCGGAACGAATACTTTAGATTTTGGCAACGGCTCTAACATTTTGGTTGATGCAGGCAACTACATTGACAATGAGTTTGGTAATTTACAAGGTGCTATTGATGCTAATACCGCAAACAATCAAACGCGAGACACAATTAAAACTAGCAAAAGTTTTAACGAAGCATTTGCTTTAGCGCGTAAAGATCTTCCAGCAGGTTCAACGTTTGAATGGTTTAACCCTAAAACTGGCAAAACGGAAAGCTTTGTTAATGCCACAGCAGCAGAACGCCCTGATTTAAACATCACTACGGCTGACAAAACAATTGAAGCTTTAAATGCGGCTAATCTTGCCACTACAACAAATGCTTCCAACACAGTGGCGGCGCAGAACGATACTCTGGCAAGGATTGTTGCTGGTGGGTCAGATCAAAGTAACGCTGAAACAAACCGCTTGCTTGCTTTAAATCAAGGTTTAGATCTTGCTAATGCTCAACAAAAAGCAGATGCGGCACAGGCGGCAATAGAGAGCGTCTTTGGTAAAGGGACGGCTGCCAATGTTGTTATTCAAGGCCTATCTAACATACAGCAAGCTACTGGCCAAACATTAGATTTTATTGGCGGGACAGGTGCGGCTTTAGGGCTTACCAAAGCAGACAACGCCTTAACCAACGCAGGTCAATCTATGACCCGCACTGGTGAAGCATTGCAGTTGGAGTCGGTAAACCAAGCCAACGCCAACGTTATTAACGCCGTCAACAACGCAGATGGCCTAGGCGCAAAGATTATTGCTGGTGCAAAAGCCATTTACGAAAATCCGCTGTCTATTAACATGGCAGCGATTGAGGTATTGCAAGAAGCCCTACCTATGGGCTTGGCACTCAAATCGGTTAGCTTGCTAGGCAAATTGGGCGCAGTTGGCTTAGATATGGGTTTAAACGCCATTGAGTCTGGCGGCGCAGCTTACAACGACAAGTATCGTGATGCCATTAAAGCTGGTAAGACAGAAGCCCAAGCGGATGCTGAAGGCATGTCTGCGTTCTACATTGCCAGTGCTGTTACCGTGGCAACTGCCGGTGTTGTAGATACAGCAGTAATCAACAAGATTACTAAGTCTGTTGAAAAAGCCGCAAGCAAAACTGCAACCGGAATTACCAAAGAAGGCGGCTCTGAGTTTGGTGAAGAGTTCTTGACTTCTGTTATTACAGACTACGCTTTAACTGGCAAGGTGGATTTAAACAAGGCCTTGACACAAGGTGTTGTTGGTGGTTTTGTAGCCGGTAAAACAACCGGAAGTATTGATGCAGCATCTAACTTATCCAATTCCGTTTCGGACGTTCAGCAAACGTTTACACAAGAGTTAAATGACGCTGGCCTTAAGTCTTTTGACGGCAGCAACAACATTAGCTCGTTGGTTGACTCCAAAACCAATACTTTTGTTGCTCCAGAAGATGTAACCAGCACTCTAACTAATGCTGGTTTGATAGACACATCAAACATCAGCCTTAGCCCTGCGATGCAGTATGCGGCGGCTAACAATACAAGCCAACAGCAAGTGTATGACGCGATTAACGGCTGGCTTGCAGCCAATCCTGATGCTTCACAAGCTGACATTGTGACTGCCATGGATGCGGCTGGCGTAGATATTGGCGATGTGGTTGCAGCTATGAGTTCTAAAGTTACTGCTGACAGCGTTGCTAAAGCTGCTGACGTTAAAGTTAAAGGAAAGACTGACGCTGAAATAGCGGCTGAAGTCAAAGCGGCTGCCGATGCACAAGCCCTCATTGATGCTAAAACTAAAGCAGATGCTGCCGCTGCAAAACTAGATGCTGATACAAAAGCTGCAATTGATGCACAGGTCAAGGCTGCCGCTGATGCAAAAGCTGCGGCTGATGCCAAGGCCGCTGCTGACGCAAAGATTGCCGCCGATGCGGCTGCTGCTGCCGACGCGCAAGCAAAAGCTGACGCTGCCGCTAAACTGGCTGCTGATCAAGCTGCGGCTGCTGCCGCTGCCGCTGCCAAGGCTGCTGCGGATGCTCAGGCCTTGATTGATGCTCAAACTGCTGCCGATGCTCAAGCGGCTGCTGATGCGGCTGCCGCTCAGACCGCTGCTGCTGCAAAAGCTGCTTCAGATGCACAGGCCGCTGCTATAGCCCAAGCTGAGATTGACGCGCAAGTTGCCGCTGACGCTGCTGCTGCTGCAAAAACTGCGGCTGATGCGAAGGCTGCTGCTGATGCCAAAGCTGCGGCTCAGGCTGCTTTAAACGCTTTGACAGCTTCAAAGACTACTACAAGCACCGCAACAGATACTGCCACGGCCGCAAACACAAACGCTGCAACCAACACAGCAACTAACACAGCGACAAATACGGCGACAAACACTAACACGAATGCAAATGTAAACGCCAATACAAACGCAAATACAAATGCGAACGTGAATACCAACGCAAATGTAAACACTAATCCGAACGTCAATACGAATACTAACGTTAACACTAACGCTAATATAAACACCAATCCGACAGTTAACACTAACCCTACGGTTAATACCAATCCAACAGTCACTACCACCCCCACAGTTACAACTAATCCGACTGTCGATACAAACCCAACCGTTACGCCAAACGTCAGAACGGATGTAAACGTATCTACGCCTGATGCAATTAACGTAGGCGGAGTTAGTATTCCCGGAACATATACGCCACCAAGCGTTTTAACGCCAACTACGCCAATTACGACAACTCCAAGCGTTACGCCAGTTACGCCTACTACGCCTAAAACCAAGACACCCACAAAGAAAACGGCACAAATGCCTACACAGATGCCACAAAGCGGTGGTGGCGGGGAGTCTATGGTTGCTCCGTTGGCAAGTGTGTTCTATTACGGCAAAGACTTTGGCGGTCAGAAACAGCAAGTCGCCCCGACAGGCGACTTAATGATGGCTCCATACCATGAGTTAAGTGTTACCAAGGCGGGAGCAGAAGCGCCTTTACCAGCAATTCCTGTTGCACAAGAGGCAAAAGAAAGCGAAAATGATATATCTGCGCTGATACAACAAATCATGTCTTCTGGCAACAACAATATGACGCAAGAAGAGTTAATGCAAATTATTCAAGCAAGAGGTTAATATGGGTGAAGAATACGATTTTTTTGCGGATCCTAGAAACGATGCTTTTGCCTATAACGATTTAGGCGCATCTCCGTCCAATGCCGACATCCTGTCTAGTATCAATTACGATCCGGGCATTTTGAGTTCTATTAAAGGCATCCTGTCTGGTAAGTCTGGAACAACTGCACAGTTAGCCAGCCTTGGCGGCATTGGAGCTTTGCTTAATTCTATTGGCGGTGGTGGCGGTGGTGGCTTCAAAGGATACCAAGGAAGCATACCAAAGTACACAGCTTCACGCACGCAGTACGCCGCTCCTGTCAGCACAGTAAACCGTGGCCCAGCACCGTCTAACGAAGAGGTATTAAATTATCTTAAGCGTCCCGGTTTAAACGATGCCATGATTGCTCGTTCTATGAATGAGTTTGGTGTTGCACCGCAGCAAATTGCCGACGTAACTCAAACTCCTTTGGCTGATGTGCAAGCCCGCTATCAAGCAGCCATGGGGCCAAACGCAGGCGCTGCCCGTCGCCCCGGCTCAGGTGGTGTGACGTACTTCTCTCCTATGGTTTACACGCCTCAAGCTGCTGCTCCGGCAGCGGCAGAAGCGGCCCCTGCAAGTAATCCAGCTACTGTCGAAGTCGCAGCCGCAGGTGGCTTAATGGGTTACGCTGGAGGTGGCGGCCTAGGTTCTTTGGGTAGTTACTCCGATGGCGGTCGCCTCCTTAAAGGGCCGGGCGATGGTGTGTCTGACTCTATCCCTGCAATGATTGGCAAGAACCAACCAGCCCGTCTGGCCGATGGCGAGTTTGTCATTCCAGCCCGTATTGTTTCTGAGATCGGTAATGGATCTACAGACGCAGGAGCACGTAAACTATATGCCATGATGGATCGCATCCAAAAAGCTCGTGGCAAGACTTTGAAAAACGTTGCAGCCAACACCAAGGCTGACAAACATTTACCAGCGTAAGGTTTAAACATGGCTACTTCACCTATTGCAGGACTAACCCCCACCTCCGGTGGCTCCTCTACCTCCACTCTTTCTGAGTATGCAGGCCCGTATGTAACGGAGATGCTGGGCAAAGCCCAAGCTATTGCCGATCAGCCTTATGCTGTGTACGGTGGCCCACAGACTGCGGCTGAGTCTGGCCTGCAATCCAAAGTCTTCCAAGGCTTGGGTAATCTGTCCTTCCCCGGCCAGCTTGGTCAATCCTTTAGCGCTACGGGTGCGTATCAGCCTCCGGGCATGACTCCCGGAATCTATAACACTCAGCCTGTTGGTACAGGTGCTGGCGCTCCCCCTGTGGGCGGTATGGGTGCTCCTATGGGCGGCACATCAAGCGGTCAAACTGGAGTTGCTTCGCAGTACATGAACCCCTACTTGCAGTCTGTGTTACAGCCTCAGTTGGCAGAACTGCGCCGTCAGTCTGACATCAACTTACAGCCTAGCATGGCCAAGCTGACCCAAGCCGGTGGCTATGGTGGTGGCCGTCAAGCCATCATGGAGTCTGAAGCTAACCGCAATCTACTCCAAGAGCAAAACAAAACCATTGGCCAAGGGTACGCAAATGCGTACGACAAAGCCATGGGTCAGTTTAATGTTGAGCAAGGTCAAGCCAAGACTTTGGCTGACATGATGTCTGAGGCTGGTGGTCAACAGCGCGGCATTGAGCAACAAGGCATTAGCGCAGACTACAACGAATTCCTTGCTCAACGTGATGATCCCATGAAGAAAGTACAGTTCTTGCAGTCAATGCTACAAGGTTTGCCTATCTCTACAGTCACCAACACACCCGCCCAGATGAGCGGTTTAGGCTCGTTAGTGTCCTCCGTTGGCGGTATGGGTTCCATCATGGACTCCCTCAAGAAATTTAATTTGACCTAAGGGTTCACTATGAATCTCATCCAAGTACAAGAGCACCTCAAGGATATGCCCATGAGGGCAATCATGGAATACGCTAACGGGAAGAATCCACAGGTTCCTCCCTATTTGGCTTTGGGTGAGTTAAACCGCCGCAAGCAGATGGAGCAGTCTGCTAGGACAGGAACACCTCCTGAAGGCACAGTCAAAGACAAGCTTGAGAAAGAACTAACCGGACAGGCGGCTGACTTGATGCAGGCTGGTGCGGCTAAACAAGCGCAGTCTAATCAACAGCTTCAACAGGGCTTGATGGCCCAACCTCAACCAGTGCCAGAGGGTACGCCTCAGCCTCCTCAGCAAGAGGAAGAGATGCCAGAGATGGCTCAACAGATGCCTCAGATGGCTGGTGGTGGATTGACCTCGCTGCCAACCAATGACATGTTTAAATTTGCAGGCGGTGGCGGTGTTGTCGCTTTTGCCAACGGTGATGTTGTTGTAGATGAGTTTAGCGCTGCTAATCCAGCCTTTTATGATGAGCAACTTGCCGTCAACAGAGTCAAGAATGAAGAAAAACAACGCCTCCAAAGCCAAAAAGAATTGGCAGATAAAATTAAATTCTTAGAAACTGCTGCGCCAGAAATTGCTGAACGTTTAAAGCGAGAAAGAGCGTCTGAATTACCTCAGGCGGCTGCGCCAGCCAAAGCGCAACAAGGTATTGCATACGACCCAGCTACAGCAACCCGCAGAAGCGACTTTGCTCAAGGTCAGCCTGCGCCTGCCGCCGCCGCTCCATCTGGCGGTGGTATTCCTGCCAGCATCAAGATGCCCGGTGC